TTTAAAAGAAAGAAAAGATGTTTCCTTTGTTACTGTTGGCGATGAGGCTTGCAAAATACTGGAAGTTGGTTGGGAAAAAGAACCCAGAGTAATTACTAAGTCAGGTGAATGGACTATTAGTAATACTATGGCTTTCTTGGATCACTGCTCAGTAGTTGTTGGGCCAGAAACAGGTGTATTAAATGCGGCAAGCATGAAGAGTATGCATAAGGCTGTGTTTCTTTCTCATTCGTCAGAAGAGAATCTGACCAAACATTGGAACAATACCACATCTTTTACTCCAGACAACTGCCCTTGCTATCCTTGCCATAAAATGCATTTTGGATTTAGCACATGCAACAGGGATGAAGAAACAGGTGGTGCTTTGTGCGCTTCTAATATAGACCCAAGAATCGTAGTATCTGACATTATGAGAAACTTATGAGTACATATCTGCAACTTTGTCAAGACATGGCTAGGGAGGTAGGCATCCCCGGTGCTGGGCCTAGCAGTGTTACGCCTACTGCTGAAGAAGAGAAAGACATTGTGCGCCAGATAAAAGATGCTGACTTGGATATACAGCGCAGATGGTTTAACTGGAACTACCTTTGGTCAGAGGCAAGTATAACTACTTCTGCCGGAACTTCTACGATTACTTCTCCTACAGACTTGGCTCAATGGAACATTGACTGCGTTGTTTTTGATCCTACGTCTGATAATTATCAACCACTGGAGTACATGGATTGGAATGAATATAAGGATCAGTACAAGTATGGAACAGTGGATTCAGGAACTCCTGAAGTATTTAGCGTTAAGCCAGACAATGTAATTGACCTTTATCCTACGCCAGACACAGCAACTGTAGTCAAGGCTGAGTACTGGAAAACCCCTACAGAGTTATCTTCTGACTCAGATGTTTCTGCTGTGCCTAGCAGATTCCATAGGATTATTGTTTGCAGGGCTAAGATTTACTACGCTGAACAAAACGATGCGCCTGAAATTCTTTCTGCTTCTGTTGCTGAGTTTACAGACTTGCTTGACAAACTTGAGTCTGACCAACTACCGGGGCAAAGAAACAGAAGGTTTTCTCAGGTACAAGATTTGTCAAACTACAGAGTAGTTGCTGAATGACTACCCAGAGTTACTACTTTCCTTTTAGCGGTGGACTCAACATAGTTGATCCAGTTCTTTCTGTTGAAGCAGGAGAATGTATTGCGGCTAAAAACTTTGAGGTAGATATCCGTGGACGCTACAGTCGTGTTGACGGTTACGAAAGAGCAGATGGACAAACACTTCCTTCTGACGTTGACTACTTTAGGATACCTTTTGTTAATGGGTCATCTAAAAATAATGTGTTTTCATCTTCATACAGCGCATCTTTCGATTTAAATATACCTTCCTCTGGAGACATTGTTAAAGGAGGAACTAGCGGTGCTATTGGGACTATCCTAATTGTATCTGTAGAAGACATAACTGGAGACAGCCAAGCAGGTTTTTTTCCTACTAATGCCGCAGAAGGCTACATATACTTTACGGCTACTAGCGGAACATTTCAAGAAGGCGAACCGATATATTTTTTAAACAAAGATAGCGCATTTGGAAGCGCATTTAACGTGGAGTACAAATAATGGGAACACCTACAGCCTTAAGAAAAACTAGGGCAGTCCTTACTGGCACAAGTTTTGCAGACAATACTACAGGCGCAATTACGGCAGAGATGTTACGCCAATATGTAGAGTCAGACATGGGAGGATATGCTTGTATAAACAATGCCGCAGGCGATGGTACTCCCGCTGTTCAGGCAATTGCAAATGGGACTACAGTAACCGTTGACTTTTCATTAGGATCGTCTGGATCAGACGTAGCGCAAGATACCGGAACCGTTTCTTCTACAACTGTTGGCGCTGATGCTGATTTTGCAAACGATCAAATAAGAATATATGACAAAGGATTTTATTTTGTTTCATGTAACTTGTGCATAAAGCAGGCCGCAACAGCCAATATTATTTGGACTGCAATGGTTTCTACTGACAATACCGGAGGAAGCACAACGGATTCTCCTGCATTAAAAGGAATTCAATACATTACTAATGCTAATGATGTTGCTAACTTTAACATGAGCGGTATTATAGACTGCACTGGACACACTACATATACTGATGTGTATGCAAGAATCAAGCATAACAACGGCAGTAGTCAAAACATATATTTAAACTACGGTCAATTGTCTGCTCTTAGGATTGGCTAATGGGACTGTATGCTACTTCTCTTTCTAATGGGCCTCCTGTAAAAAGAGATGCTAGTGCAGACGCTTCTTTGGTTTCTGAGTTACAAGCACGTATAGAAAACCAGAGAAACATTATTAGTATTGTTCCGGGTGAAGGCTCTGTTTTGGGAGTTTGGGTTTATAACGGAAACATATACGCTTTTAGAAACAAGTCAGGTGGCGCAACTGCCGGGATGTACAAATCTTCAACCACTGGTTGGCAAGAAGTTGATCTTGGTCAGGCACTAAACTTTGACGGCACTACCACTAACGGTGAGTTTGTTGTAGGCGCTTCAATATCTGGTGCTACTAGCGGAGCAACTGGAACTGTTGCAGGACTAACGTACCACGGCAACTGGTCAACTGGTGCAGAAGGCACTGTAGTATTGACAGATGTATCAGGTGTGTTTGCAGACGATGAAAACTTACAGATGTCCACGCTTGCTTTTGATGCAGGAGAAGTTGAAATACTGGAAGATGATGTTATCACTGGCTCTAGTTCTGGAACAACTGCAACAGTTAAGAAGGTAACAATTACCACTGGCGCTTACTCTACAAATGATGCCGCAGGGTTTATCTCGGTTCTTTCTAATAGCGGATCATGGACTAACAATGAAGAGATACGTGTCAGCGGAGTAAAGAGGGCGCTTGTTAACGGCGCTTCAGAACCCGCTACTGTTACTGTTGCTGTTGCTCAAGGAACTCTGTACGAACAAACGTTACAGCCCGGAGGCTCATATAACTTTGTTAACTTTAACTTTATAGGTAGCCTTGGCACTGAAAAGATGTACGGTGTTAGCGGTGTTGATCAGGGCTTTGAGTGGGATGGAACAACGTTTATTAAGATAAACAATGGCACTGCTACTGATACGCCAGAAAATGTAAAAGCATTTAAGTCGCACCTGTTTTATTCTTATCCAAAAGGCTCTATACAGAACTCTTCTACTGCACTGCCTACTTTATGGAGTACCACTCTTGGTGCGTCAGAGATTGTAGTGGGTGATGAAGTTACAGGAATGGAAGTAGAAACAAAGGATGCTCTTGCTATCTTTGGCAGAAACAACTCCTACATTCTTTACGGAACTTCCAGAGATGACTGGAACCTGACGCAGTTCTACACAGGAACTGGCGCTGTATCTAAGACTGTGCAGAAGATGCAGACTACAATATTTCTTGATGACCGTGGCATTGTGTCTCTTGCTTCAACGCTTAACTATGGCGACTTTAAGCAGGCTGTTGTGTCATCAAAGGTTGATCCTCTTGTTCAGAAGTACAAAAACAAAGTTTCTGCTTCTCTTAGAGTTAGAGAAAAGAACCAGTATCGTCTTTACTTTAACGACAAGACAGGCATAAGCATGACCTTTATCAATGGGAAAAATGAAGGAATCATGCCTTTTACTATGGATCATCAGATAGTTTGTGCTACATCAGGTGAAGACTCTAATGGCGATGAGGTTCTTTACGGCGGCTTTGATGATGGGTATGTCCGTAAGGTTGACTCAGGTACTTCCTTTGATGGTCAAACTGTGCCGTCCTTTGTGCGTCTTGCTTACCACCACTATGGTACGCCAAGCAGGAAGAAAAGGTTTAGGGAAATACTTTTAGAACTAAACGCAGATACAAACACAACGTTGGTAGTACAGCCAGAGTATAACTATGGTGACGGTACTGTTCCTACTACTAGCGATTACACAATTACAGTAACAAATGATGAGTGGACAGTAGATGATGTAACAAGCGATACGCTAGGTGTTGCAGTGGTTGACAAAGCCAGAGCAAGAATACATGGAGTTGGTGAGACAATGGGTATCATCATTAAGAATGATGCAATCTACGACAAACCAGTTACCTTGCAGGGTGCTATTGTCCAGTTTTCAGAGCGCGGATTAAAACGGTAGAGGATAGTTATGCCACCACCAGAAAAACAATTTATAGAAAGAAGAAAAGCAGACGAGACTCCTAAAGAGGCTGAGTTTACTACAAAGCATGGCTCTCAAGGCGTTACTAATCCTGTGTTTGCATCTTATGCTCAACGCTATCCTGACCTTCAGGCAGACTATCAAAAAAATTGGGCAGGCAAAGGAGTTAGTCTTTCTGAATATGGCGCTTCTCACTATGCCAAGTATGGTAGAGGAGAAGGCAGATCACTTGAGCCTCCAAAAAGGGAAGAGCCTGCCAGTATAGAAAGGCCTTCATCTGGCCCATCTGCTCCTGCTCCTGCTCCGGCTCCGGCTCCTACTGTGTCTGCGCCTACTCCCTCTGTAGAACTATCAACGTTTGATCCTACTCCTGTAGGCATTGAAAATGTAGAGCCACTGCTTTCTGAAGTTGTTATTGAGGGGCCACAGTCTGAGGTTGTACAGAACAGAGTTGCATCAATGCTTGACACCAACAGCCCTCTGTTTCAGCAGGCGGCAGGTCAGGCAATGAGAAGGCTTGCCGCTAGAGGAATTACCAACTCTAGCATGGCGCAAGAAGAAGTAATGAATGCTGTTATGAACGTTGTTATTCCTATTGCTCAGATGGATGCACAGGTTTTTAATCAGCAAAGACTTGCTAACCAAGGATTCTCTAATCAGTTTCGTCAGCAACAGAATGAAGCCTTCTATCAACAGATGAGCCAAAGACTGGACGGCGCTATTAAAGAAACTCTTGCACATATTGCAGGTGGTTACAGGCTAGATGAAGCAAGGATGAATGACCTGACCAGAAGGTATGTTGCAGACCTTCAGGCATCCGCTGGTTTAGAGATTGCAGGTATGGAACATGCTTTAGGAATGGAAGGCCTTAGAGTGGAGTCAGCAGGTGATCTTGTAAGCATTATTGGAAACCCTCAAGCCTCACAGTATTACTATGATCTATTAAGCGGTAATGCAACTAGTCCTGTTAATTTTGCCGCAACATGGGGAGAGGCATACCAAAATCCAAACCTACCATCTTAGGATAATAAATGATAAGAATCGCTACTAATAGCGACATTAAACAAATTGCAAAAGTTGTAAAAGAAGCGCATAAATTATCAATTTCAAATTCAGTTCCATTAGACGAGAAGACTTTAGAAAAGAATCTTCAGATATGCATCTTATCAAAAGAGCATTTAGTTAATGTTGTAGACCTCGGTACAGTAGAAGGTGTGTTCATAGGCGTGACTCACCAACTGTGGTACTCCAGAAAGAAACAAGCCGCTGATCTTTTCTTTTACGTTACTGATCAAGGAAAAGGTTGGGGGGCTTCTTTATTAAGAAGATACATCCAATGGGCCAGAGTAAATCCCGGCGTTGCTGAGATAAGCATGGGGGTTAGTTCTGGCATTGGTGATATAGAACGAACATGTAGATTATATGAAAGAATGGGAGCGGTAAGGACAGGTAACAACTTTGTCTTACCAAAGGAGAAATAAATGGGAAGCGTAGTCAAATCAATAGGCAGAGTATTTAAAAAGGCAGGCAAGGCCCTAAAGAAAATTGCCCCTGTACTGCTAGTTGCCGCCGCCGCTTATGTTGGGTACGGATTTGCCACAGGATTTACTGGTGGTGGATGGCCGCAGATAACCGGATGGGGTAAGAGTCTAATGAGCGGCATACGAGGCGGTAGTACGCTTTCTCAGGCCGCATCTCAGGCAAGCCAAGGCATCACTGGTGAGGTTGCCACAAGTGCTGTTGCTACCCCTGCAAGTTTTCCGCCTGATGTTGTTGGTCAAGTAATGCCTACTGGTGGGCCTTTAGAGGCTTTTGGTGGCCCCGGCCCTATGGTTACTGGAGGCACTACACCTAATGCAGGATTGTTAGGAGCAACCCAACCCGGATTTCTTGAAAGAACAGGAACTGCTGTTCTAGATACGCTTGTTCCTCCTGCGGGAGCATCTGATAGTCCTTATACAGCGGTTCAAGGGTTAGAAGAAATGTTTAAGGTTGATCCTGAAAACAACCCAAGTCTTTGGGAATCACTCTTTGGGTCAGGAACTGCACAGTCAGCCCCAACAAGTGCGCCAGTAGCGGATACGGCAGGTCAAGCGGCAACAGATGTGGCAACAAACCCTTACATAAATAATCCTGATTTTAATACTGTTAGTAGAATGTTTGGTGGTGATCTTACTGGAGAAGATGCATTGCTTGCAGACACAACTGGAGCGCAGTTAACTGGAAATGATTTTATCTCAATCTTCAAAGACAAAGCAGGCAAGGCATGGCAGTTTTACAAGGATTTGTGGAAGAACGACCCAATGATTGCTCTGTATGGTACTAACAAAGTTATACAGATGGTTGCCGCTTTGTTAGCAGAGGAAGAAAAAGACAAGAAGTATGAGTACGCAGGGTTCAATCCTGACGTAAGTTATGCCCAACTTAGGGATATTCAAGGTAGCAGGACTAGGCCTGCGCCTAAACCGGGAACTGTGCTTGGCCCAAGAAAAGGACTTCTGAGTAATCCACAAGGAGCGGCAGTATGATAGGACAGGGAAATACTCAGCCTGCAACAGAGCAGGAAAAACAGCAAGCACAAACCATGCTTAGAAACATTGAGCAGTATCTTGATGATCCAAACGTTTATCAGACTATTGTTGAAAACTTGCGTGGAAAAGGAGGCGACCCTGCTGATTTAGTTGGCTCTCTTGTTGGGCAGTTAATTCACTCCCAAGTATCAGCGGCTGAATCCGCAGGTGTTCAACTGTCAAGAGACATCTTGATTGCTGTTGCGGCTGAAGTAATCAACGCTGTAATTGAAATGGCAATGAACGAGGGGCTTGTCTCTATTCAGAGCGAAGAGCAACTTGAACAGATACAGGGTGATGCACTTATCTCAGCCATCGACACATACATGTCAATCGGTGATCCAAGAGTTGATGGACAGGCCGCAGGTCAGGTGTCGCAGAATGTTATGCAGGGACAGATGGACTCTCCTCAAGCACAGCAAGGCATGATTAATAACATGGTTGGGGGTGCTGTATGAAAGCAAAAAATGTTCTTGCCGCTTCTGCTTTATTAGAGCAAGGCTTATCAGACATATTATCTCTTCAAACAGAAAGAGATAAAATTAGATCAGCAGGACTTTTAAACCAACAGAAACTAACTTCTGAAGCACTTGGTACTCAATACAAAGCCGCTCAACAGTTTTACAACACTTTAATGGCAAGTGATGATAAATCTTCTCCTGAGTTTAAAGTTTTTGCTGATCGTGCTTGGTCTAACCTTAAAGAAATTGAAAACACATACAATAAATTTCATGGAATTGCAAATCTTCCTCAAGTAAGTGCAATGAAAATTTTTCAACATGAGATATCTCTTCTTCCAGAAGGGATGACATCTTGGAATGATTCTCTTCTTGAGGCCATGAAAAGAAAGCCTTCATATGCAGATGTGCCAGAAGATGTATGGCAAGGCGTTGAAGTGATATGGAAAGCAAGCCAACCTAAAGCAAAAGAGTCTGATAAAAAAGCCGCGGGTGATTTTTTGGGAGCAGAGAAGGAGGTCTTAGACTTTTTTCAAGGTTCTGAAGAGCCGGGTATTTTAGGAATGCCCCTTATGAAAATTCCTTCACCTTCATTAGAAGGTATTAAAAAGTTTGAAGAGGAAGGAACGCTTTTAGAAAGGTTGGGAGAATTTCTTGTTCCTTCAGCAGGCGCGGCAGATTTTAGAAGCGGAAGTGACAAAGGAAGAGTACCAAGCGGATTAGGGTCGAAAACAAAAAACAGCCGTGTTCGGCTTGAGCCAGAAGACGTTGCGGTTCTTGGAATGTCTCCATTAATACCTCTCGGCATTTTAGCAATGGCTAATCAGCAAAGAAGGCCAAGTCAGGTTTCAGGGATGCCCGAAACGGATCAAATTCCTACAAGCATGGATTATTACTTTGACCCTAACAGGCCTTTAGAAGATGAAAGAAACCTTCGGTCTGCCAGTACTTACGGCGCTCAAGCAAGGTCTGGAAGTTTTCCGATTAGGGATGATGAAAGATACCCTTACGGATTTCCTGAGTCTAGAAGACCATTTGTGATGCCAGATGGAGAAACATCTCAGTTAATTCCAAACAGTGCTGTGCAAGAACTTCAAAGTTTAGACCAAAAATCTATTGGCACTGGTACTGGAGGCATGCTGTCATTTGCTCAAGACCTTAAAGTTTCTAACAAAGTAATAGAATTTTTAAAAGAACTTGCTATGTATGAGGCCGAATACGGAGAAGCGCAAGCAAGAAGGTACGTTAGCAAAGAGTTTGCAAAACTATCAGAGAAAGAACAAGCAGAAGTAGTAGAGATTTTAGAACTTCAAAAAATGAGAAACCGTTAAAAATAGTCTGAAGCCTTTGCCTAAGACTAAGAGAGAGAACTATGGTTGAATACTACAGAGAAGGTGCGCCTATTGGCACAGAAGCGCCTACAGATACTAGAACCGCAGAAGAAATACTTTTACAAAGTCCCGGTATTCAAGCAGGTCAAGCAATACATACGCTTTTACCTCCTGAAAGAAGCGATGCAAGCCTAGCCTTTTCTAAAGGTAAACGACTTCTATCTGGTTCAGCCGAAGTAACCTTCAAAGGATTTACAGGGGAGTTCTTAAAACAACTTGGGCTAGAAGAAGCGGGTCAAACTTGGTTAAGTGATGCTTACATGTCTGGCATCCTTATGGGTATGGATGTCAACGAAATTGACGAGCAACTTAAAGGCCCTAAAAATCTAGGCGAGATTGAAGATTGGAAAGGCGCTATTGCTTGGGGTGTTAATGCAGTAGCAGAACAAGTACCTAACCTTGTAACCACATTTGCTCCTGCTATTGTGGGAACTTTGCTAACAAGAAATCCTATGATGTTTGCAGGCAGAGCAGGCTCTATAGGAAAAGGAGTTACCTACGTAGGAACATTAGGGACAATAGACTTCCTTAATACCGCTGAAGTCTACACTGACTTACTCATGGAAACTGGCGAAAGCAGGCCTGCCGTTGCGGCGGCTACTGGAACCTTGATGAGTTCGTTAGATATGCTTGTTCCTTTTTCAGTTATAAAAAGAATGGGCAAAGGCCCAGATTTTGCAAGTTGGCTTGGCAAAAAACTTAAAGACCCCAAAAGCAGACTCGCGGTTGGTCTTGGTACGGCTATAGGCACTGGTGTTAGTGAAGGCACTTTTGAATATGTCCAAACCATGATGGAAGGCGCGGCCCTCAACTACGTTCAGGAGAAAGACATTCTCACTGAATATTCAGAAGCCCAAAGAGAAGAGCAACTAGAAGCAGGTGCTAGGGGCGCTCTCATTGGAACCCTCCTTGGTATACCAGTATCCTACTCTGGCAGATCAGCCAGAAAAAAAGCAAAAGACTACGCACAAAACATAATTGATAACACCCAACAGGGTATTGTCGAATCTAATGAGGCGCTAAACGCCCAAGATCAGGCTGATTTCAACAGTAGGAATTTGCCTGTTCCTATTGCAGGAACTGCACAGGGATTACTTGGGGAGTTTAATAGCGCAAGAGTTGCAGAAGAAAGAATAGAATCGTATCTAGGAGATTTAGATTTAAGGTTGCCACAACCTGAAGCGGCGACAAGTATTTTTGAAGACGAAATTTCTCAAGCAGAGTACATGAATTTTGTAAATACAGGGCAGGTTGTTCCTCAACGTATTTATCAGATAGCAAGAAAAATTTCAAAGAATCAAGAACTGAGTCCTATTGAATTTTCAATTCGCCAAAATGGATTAGTTGCTCCTCAAGTAGAAAGTATTCTGTTTGATATTCAGAATAAAGACAGGCAAGAAAAGACACTAAAGAAAGCCATTGCTAAAAATAAAGCGGGTAACATCGCCGCAATATTAAACAGAGATAGTGTGTCTATTCCAGAACTGGATACTTTGTCTAGGCTTGGAAGACCTCCGCAGGTACAGCCGGGATATCAAGCAGTAGAAGAATTTAGACAAGAAGGTGAGCGTAGACAACTTACCAGAAAACAGTTAGTAGATGAAACGCCCAGACTTACTTACGATCCTAAACTGTTGCCTGCTCCTGCTACTCGCAAAAAGAAAGAACCCACTGGCATAGTAGCAAGAGAAAAACTTCAACGGAAAGTAGGATTCCCTGCTGAAATTACTGCTGAGTCAGGTCAGGCAAAGAAAACTAAAGCAACGAGCCTTGGTTGGGAAATCACAGGAAAGACAGACACTGTTACAGAGGAAGGCGAAAGAGTATTTAAAAATAAAATCAAAGGCACTTACGATTTTACTAATATATACGAAACAGACAAGCACATCCTAAAGAAAGAGGATGGACTAAAGGATTCTTTCTGGGAAGTTACGGATAAGGAAACTGGGAATATAGTTGACCGTGATTCTGGGGCCAAAGGTCTTGAAAGACTACAGATAGAGTACTCCAGTGATCCCATTGATGTCACTACAGCAAGACAGAGAGAGCAAGAACTAAAAGAAATAGAGGGGATTAGCCTTGAACAGGTTATGTCAGAGAAGGGGCTTCTTGAAGTAGGAAAGAATGACAAGGTAAGGTTCTACCAAAGAAATCCAGAGACTGGTAAGTGGTACTACCCAGACGATGATATATATGTACTACTGGAAAAGCCAATTCCTAAAGTTCCAAAGGGATTAAAAGGAAAACAGTTTACTGTAAATTCTCCAATATCTGTTACTTACAAACTAAGAAATCTTTCCACAAATGAGGAAGGAACGGCAACAATACCTCCTACAGAAGAGAACGTTAGGCTAGTAACAAGACTAAAAGGGGCTAGGCTAGAGTCTGACTTTTTTGCAGAGCCAGTATCTGAAATAGATGTTTCTCTTGAAGAAGACCTGATGACTGAAACAGACAGGGCTGAGTTACAAGAGTTCACAGAAGCGGGAGAAATAAAAGCAAAGGCTGAAAACGTTACTGCTTTTTACTCAAGGCTTGAAACTGACGAGGACTTCAGAGATGATGTTGCAGATGCTCTTGCTAGGGCGCAAGTTACCAGACCTGCAATAGAAGCGGTAGACAAGAAGTATAAGAAGTTTGCAAAGAGGGAATCAAAAATACAGGTAGCCTATCCCAAGCCTACTGAAAATCTTTCACTGCTTGTCAAGTATGACATGGAAGCCATTGAAGATTGGATATCAGATATTCAAAGAGTAAGTGACAAAGAAATAAGGGAAGTATTTACAGTATCTGAGGCAGATTTCAACAGAAAGGTAGGCCAAGCGCAAGCATTAATAACAAGAAAACTAAAGCAAAGGGCTGAACGCAAGGTTACTAAGAAGCGTCCTGAAACAGAAAGGAAATACGTAGACCTTGAGACTATAGACCCCGCAACTGGTGAAAGGCCAACACCTGAAACAACCAGAGTAAAGGTGCGTCCTTCAGTAGCGAAAGAGAAGGGGCTAGATGAAGGTGTCTTCTATCCTTGGGAAGACATCGGCACAGTGCCTCAATGGAACACTGCCAAGGGTGATCTCAGTAATGCCTACCTTAAGGTTGCAGGCCAGTTGGTTCTTAAGACTGACATCATTGGAGTAGAGCAACGAGCAACCACCAAGCAACTAAGACAGGCTGACTTTATTGAGGTTGTAACTCCAGACACGATACCTAATCCAGAAACAGTTGACAAAGTATTTGTTGACAAAAGAACTGGTGTGACCGTAGTAAAAAGAAAGAAGGATGAGGACGTAGAGTTCGATCCTGCAATGTTGTCTCCTATTTCTGATGTCGAAGTGTACATTACCTTTACTGACAAGCAGGAGCATGAGGCAAAAGTAGAAGCCCTTAGAGATTCTCTGATGCCAAGGGTTAGGGAAACAAAAGGGAAGGATAGGAAACTTAAGCGCGTTGTAGACACAACCAAGAATAAAAAGTTT